GAATTCGCCATCGCTTACATCCTCATTTACATTAATCTTTAAAACATCATCTTTGAATACAGTGCTACCTTCTGGTATCATATCTGGATTTGATTTCCATTTCTCCAAAGCTTCACTACCAATTGCACCCATGTATGGTGGTGGAGTGCCTGCCATAACTAAACTGTCAAAAACACGGGGATCTGTCGCTAACAAACTCACCGATGCAACTTTTAATCCTGAAGCATAAAGCTGGCGACTTAGCTTGAGCAATTGACACAGCTCGTCGTCCACTACTACGCCTGTAGCGATACCAAGTATATTTGTTTGTATTGCACCTGACGTTGCTACTTTACAAATATCAGAATTGTTTACAACTACACTTGGAGCATTTGCGGTAGGTACGCTTTTATCCGTCACTACGGTGCTGCTTACCGTGTTTGTATCTGCACCATAAATTTTTTGAGAAAACAGTAATATAGATATTACCAATATAATTCTTAACATTTCCAACGCTTTCTTGCTTGTCTTAATCTTGAATTAGGATTTGCTGCTGCTTTTGGAAACTGTTTCATTTGACCTGCACTTCTTGCGCAGTAAGATTTTCTTCTTTTAGCAGCTTTAGATCCCTTTTTAACTTTACCTGTAACTGCTGTTTTTAATTTAGAACCAGGATTCATGGCTCTATATTTTTTGACCCCAGCACGAGTCATTCCCGCCCCAGATTTAGTGGGGCGGAAGTTCTTTTTATTTTTCTTTGGTTGGTTATCAGCCATCCTAGTATAGTTTTTGAAACTCTGCTATTACGCTGAATGTGTTACCAGAATCTGCTGTTGCGGGAATTACCAAATTAATATCGTATTCATTAGAGTTATTTGATTTATTTGCTGGTATTCCACCAAACGGTCTAAAATCAAAATTACCATTACCAACTAATGTAATTATAGGTATGTCTCCATCACTGTCTTCAGCATCAAGACGAGCAAAAGCATCGCCTCCGTCTCCTGCAGAACAACTAAACCATAGTTGTTGAACTGAAAGATATTTAACGGCCTGACCTAAAGTATTAGCAGCTAATGCCGACACATCACCCATAACAGTAGTGCCCCCTGAACCATCAGACTGAACAACAATTTTGATTGTAACTCTATTGTCGTTTTGTGATAGGATCGTTGGTCCTGTTACTGTATCTGCCATACTAACCTCTAAGCTAGGTTATTGTTTTGTAGATACATAATAGTAACTCTAATTTCACCAGCACTTGTAGCTGCTGAGTTAGTTACATTAAATCTTACATCACTTGTTCCAACATCTTCCCAAGCAAGTGTTCCACCAGCTTCAGTAGTTGGACGTTTAAGTCCTACAGTTGTTCCAATAGCAAAAGTATTAACATATGCCGTAGCTGCTCCACCAACTTTACCAATGCTAATATTAGTAGCACCTGAAGCCGCTGTAATACTATCAAAAACAATATCCACTAATTGTGAATTTGCTGGAATGATAATATCAAGAGCAGATGCTGCAATAGCACCACTAGACAAATCAACAGCCGCTGTTTGTGCCATTAAAACTTGTCCTGTATTTTTTATATTAGTACCAACCGTAGTACCTGTAGTTTCTTTAATTGTTCCAGCCTTTATAGGACCAGAAAATGTAGTTGTACCCATGTCAACCTCCTTTTAGTTGTCTGTTAAGTCTTGAGTAAATTGTATTTTAAAACAAAAAAGGCGCTCTTACAAGCGCCTTCTTTGATCTGGGAGGATCCAGTATTTTTTACGAACCTTGTGACGCGTAAACAGCTCTAGGATCTGAGTAACCAAAGCTGTATCTCTCTCTTGCTTTGTATCTCATGTTTCCTGTATCAAAATCGCCTTCCATGCCAGTAGCAAGGGCAGCTCTTGTGAAGTGTTTAAATCCATTAGGACAATCTGTTTTAATGAAATATGCATCCGTATCTGTTAGATAATGGTTAACTGTGTAACCACCTGGTAGCATACCCATATTTTTCAGAGCGTTAATGTCATTGTCAGCAGTACCAACTCTTAGAGTAGACTCTAAGATTCTGTCAGCTACAAATTGAATGTTAACAGGAATAATTAATTTCTGTCCTTTCATTGCAATTTTTAAGCCTCTTTCGTCGATAAAACCAGCAATATCAATCATCGCTTGTTCTAATGAGACATCAGTAAGGTCGGCATCAGTTGCACTTCTGTTTGAGAAAGTGCCACCTAGTGCTGTTGGGTGAGCAGTGTTAGCTAAACTAACTCCGTCTCCACCAGCTACTGTGAACGCATTATTTAATACGTTAGCGCCTCTTACTTGTTTCGTGTAAGCCATAGATCTTGCTAGGGCTTTTGTGTAACGAGCTGATAGACTGTCATACAAGTTGTCTTCAACAGCTTCCTCAGTTAACGCAAATGCTAGTGCAATTGTGTCATGAGTGTATCTAGCAGTGAAAGACTCAGAAGCGGTATCAAAACCTACTGCTGCACCTTCTGCTTTTACATTAGCTTGTCCAAATCCAACCAACATAACTTCTTCTTCAAAAGCTCTGTCACTTGTTTCTTGCTCAAAAATTTGAGCTGCTTCGTTTTCGTAGCGTGCGTACTCCAAACCGAACAGGGCATTTAAACCAGGTTCTAGTTCTTTGGCAAGCTGTGCTCTATTAATAGCCATATCCTATCTCCTATATTCCTGCGGTTGAGTTCATGAAATGAACGTTAAGTTTTACGATCGCTAATCGACCTGCTGCAGTTTTATCAACTGCACCTTCAGCTACTGAAGCTTCATCATCAAATCCTACAATCTTCATATTTAAAGTTGCAGATCCTGATGCGATAGTACCTGTAGCTAATTCTCCTAGAGAATAACCACTTGTATCAGTGCCTGTGATCGCTGTTGCAAAATTTGCATTAGCAAAAAGAGCGTTATCTGGTAACGCACCATCTGCATTAATTACAAATAATGAATTAGCATTATCACACACATAAGCAATAGCTTCAGTTGACGGCTTAATTGCCGCGTAACCTGGCCAGTATGGTGCCCAAGTTGGAGTGCCATCAGTTGCAATATATTTACAACCCATGAAAACACCTAACAAAGGAACTGTACCGCCATTAGCATTTCCTGGTAAATCTATTAACCCGCTAGCTAGAGGGATTACTGGTGTTCCAGTATAAATTTTACTGGTTGAACCTGTAGTCAAGCCGTCGAAGTTAAGAGGATACGCATTAATGCCTTGATTGTTATAGTTAGCACCTGATTTTTCGTAAGGACGTAAACCAAATGCAGCATCTATATTAGCCATAATATGTCTCCTTTAGACAATGTTGGTAGAGACATAGATCTTGCTCATCAAGATTTTTTGTTTCCACCAAATTCTACCCGAGACTGCCTTTCTTGAGAAATTGGCATGGAGGGGTGCTCTTCCCTCATAAGATCGTTGTCAACTGATTTCTGTTGATCGTTAGTCAAGTTCTGAAAATATTCATCTCTTGACTCTTTAACTTCAATCGGACATCTCATTAACATTAGTCCACCTACTGCAATAGTGCCTTTAAATTTACCTTCACTTAAATGAGGTAAATCTATCCTGTCTGGATATTCATCTGCTCTCACAGGTTCATATCCCGATCTGATTCTAGCTACTACGTTTTTATCATCTTGCGTACCTCTATACTCAAATCTTACCCACCTATGGTGAAAACCTTCTGGTGGTTCAGGTGCATCTAAATTAGATGGTGGAGTCCAACCTTTTTTACGAGTTTGTTGTTCACGGGTCTCTAATTTGCGTGAGGTTTTTTGTTTACTATCTGTAGTCATATTACGCCTCCTTCACGTGTTTTGCGTACTCTTCGAGCGGCACACCAAGTTTTTTTGCGATAGCTACCTGTGAAGGTGTGAGTCTCACAGTGCGGCGTCCAGCGGACGTTGTTCTTACAGCCGAAGCTACCTTTTGGATAGGTTTCGACTTTGCCTCAAATTTATGAGGAAACTCTTTTCGAATTCTCCGATCAATTTCATTATAATACTCATCGTCTCTCGGATCAACACCATTTTGCACTAATTGTTGATGAATATCGTATGCAGTGTATGTCATAGCATTATCTGTACCAAACCATTCATTCTTTTGTGCCCAAGCTTCTGCTTTTGGATCTTTCGGTGCTTCTGGCTCTCCTCCTGTACTTTGTTGACTAACAACTTGATCAACATCAACAGGTTGTTCTTTTTCTGCTTCTGCTTTTAATCGTAAAGCTTTTGCTTTTGAAACTTTTAATCTTTCATCCTCAATAGTTAGTCGAGATATTTCTTGATTAGCAGCAACTTGCTTCTCTACGTCTTGAGCTTGAATAGCAGCCTCTAGCGCTCTTTTAGCAAACTCTTTTTGATTAACTAAAGCTTTTTCTCTATCAACTAACATAGATTCATTTTGAACCATATTAGTAGATTTTAATTTATCTGATTCCGATTTAACTTGTTTAGCATAGTCAATTGCAGCTTGTTCTCTTCTTTCAGCTTCACGCATTTTTTTAGTTAATTTATCAATACGTTTTTTTACACCTGCGCTATATTCTTCAAGTTCTTCTTCTTTAGTTTCAACTGGCGGAGAAACACTTTCTTCTTGTACTTCTACAATAGGCGTATCAGATGATACTTCCTGTGTTTTTATATCTTCATTTTTATCTTCTTTAAGTTCTATATCAACAGCTTCTCCTGATGTATCTATTGGAACTAATTTTTCTGACTTATTCGTTTGTACTTCTTGCATAGAATTCTCCATGTTACATTAAATTAGCTGGCAAAATATCTCTTGGATCTTCGACAACTGCCAGTA